TAAGAGTTATTGGCTCCAGGGCGGAAATGACCACCGCTTTCAAGAACAGCTCTATTAACACCGGCGTCTGACCTGAAAATCCAGCCATTACTGCCCCCTTGAATGTATAAATAATTGTCGTGGTGCTGAATCTTGCCTCCAACCTCTCCACTCCAAGTGCCACTCTGAAATCGAATATCGCTGTTATTTGCAATAGTTACCGCACCCGCACCACCGTCGAAGGTGAAGTCACCAGAAATATGAGCAGTACCGTCAACATCCAGGCTGTCGCACTGGACCTCGCCAATTACGTCGATGCCATCGGATTTGGTTTCTAATTTCTTACTGGTATTATGATTTAGTTCGATTGCTCCACCAGCACTCGCCTTAATCATAATATTTCCAGAGTTATCAGAGATATTGACTTCACTGTCGTCTCTAATACTTAATTGTCCAGTGGTGTTTCTGATAAAGCCATGACTACCAGTGTGATAAATTTGCAGGTCACTGCTCTGACCCATTGCAATCTTATCGTTATCTCTAAAACCAAGGTTGCCGGACATCGAGGCACCATCGGTTGCAGTATTAAACTTTAGACTATTGTCGTAATAAAGGTTTACTGATCCATTCTCTGTTGCGTAGATTAGTGTTTCATTTGCAGCAGCATTTTGAACTCTTAAATTATTTGTATTGATTTCTAACCACCCTGTACCAGCGTCACTGATAGAACTTTTTGTCCCATCGTGAGAAATTCGCAGGTCAGCGCCAGTGCCAAACCGCATTTGCTGGCTATCAGGAAGCAGTGGCCCATCGCCCGTAAAAGTAAGAGCAGTTGATCCAGCTCTAGTTACAGTAATATCTCCATCTGAAGCAACAGACACGTTTGACGTGCCATTCACAATTTGCGTTCCACCACTACCTCCCGTGGCATCCTGCCAGGTTGGTGCGTCGTTACCGTTGCTGGTTAGAACCTGACCGCTGGTGCCATAGTTCGATGCGCCTTCAATACTCCACGCACCAGTTGATGTAATGCGGAATCGCTCGGTTCCCGCTGTAGCAAACCGCATGTACCTAGCGTCTTGGTAGTAATCAACCCACCCGTCATATTCTCCAGCGCCGCTAGTAGCGTCTGAGAAATAAATAGAACCAAAACTGCTAGTACCACTTCTAATGGTGATCCCACAGTTTCCAGTATCGGCAACGGTAAGATTGTCAGCGTTTCCTGCACCTTCAGTCGTCGTGCCCAGAAGCAAGCGGCCTGATGAGTCCAGGCGCATCCTATCCCCGCCTGCGGTGTAAAAACTAAGAGCGTCTTGGGAATGAAGGTAAGTAACTATACCTCTGTAAGCTTCACTGCCACTCGTGCCATCTGCAAAATAAATACTGCTATTGCCGCTATCAGTAGAAGCAAGGGTTAATCCCATGTTTCCTGTCGAAGCAACAACAAGATCATTCGCATCACTGTTGTAACTACCAGGACTTGACGCCCCAATTCCCACGAGGCCATTTCCATCAATCCTGACTCTTTCCGTTGCACTAGAGCCTGTCTTGAAAATAAGCGGATTGCCAACCACATCTAACCGCGCAAACGCAGAAGTGCTGCGGTTGTACGACTGAAGATAATTGCTAGACGAGCCTGAGGAGTAGCCCATCTCAATACCATCAGCGCCGCTGTTAGATACAACAAACGGTGCCTGAGGATTGGTTGTTTTTACGCCAACATTTCCAGAGCTGTCGATTCGTAGGCGTTCGCTAAAAGTTACTGCTGCGTCTGCAGTGCCTGTGCCAGCCCCATACCAAATATGATTGCCGTCATTTTGGTCGTAACGTGTTGCATGTGCAGAGCTGGCAATATACTTCCAACCAGCAGATGAGTGATAGCAGTTGCTCGTAAAACCGTTGCGATCTTCATCGCCAGCTGCGCGACCATATAAAGCACCACCTTTACCGATTTGGACGGCAAAGAATTGACCCGATTCCCATGCCTCAGGCGTCGTTGCAACGCCAACGTTGCCTGAGCTGTCGATGCGTGCATATTCACTAGTGCCTGCAGCGTTTCTGAATACATGCTGAGCAGCATCAAGAAGCCCAAGATTTGCGTTTGCTGAGATTTTAAACGAACCTTCGTTATTTTCTATGGTGAAAACAGCTGGGTTATTGCTTTCATAGTCAATGTGCAAGTTTGCAGAAGGCGCCGTCGTTCCAATTCCCAACCCAGTGGAAGTAAGTACCATCCCAGTGGTGTCACTTCCACGCTTAAATATCAGTTCATTATTATCGTTTGACCTGATACCAGCTCTAACTGAATTGCCGGTCTGGAACATATATCCGCTAGCTGCTCTGGGAACAGAAAGATCCCCCGAACCATCGATGCGTAGACGCTCGCTTCCAACAGTAAAAAACGCCAGACTGTCGTCAGTGTGCGTGTATCGAATTCTGCCCTGTGCTCCACCAGAATCCCGGAAAAATATATCCGAGCGACCAGATGTGGAATCTGCAAAAATGGAAGCAGCAGGATTTGTGCCATATACAGTCAAATTATCTCCAGGGCTCGTGGTGCCGATGCCAATGCGATTGTTCGTTGCATCGACATGGAATGTGCCGCTATCAACCGTTAGGTTTCCGGAAATATTACCCGCTCCATCAACATCCAGCGAGTCGCACTGAACCTCACCAGTTACGTCGATGCCGTCTGATTTGGTTTCTAATTTTTTAACGTCATTGTGGTAAAGCTCAACAGAGCCATCGTCATTGCATGAAATGCTGTTTTCGTTGGCCTTGGCCTGGATAAATATATTGCCACCATCATCGTTGTCTACGTTGCTCCTTAAAATCAGGTGATTTGTATTGTTATCGATATAGCTGCTTGTGCCGTTATGGTAGATCTTGAGATCCTGCCCCGTACCAACCCTAATCTCATTGCTGTCATCAATTTGCAGATGACCGCCAATCTCGACGCCAGTGTTAAACGTCCAGTAGCCGGTGCTATTGATCCACTTAATTTCTTTGTCGGTTGCACCTTTGAGCGTGATGCCGCCACCGTCAGCAGTGGTGTTGCTAGGTGACGCAACAGAACCCAGCTCAATGTTCTTGTCGTCGATCGTGACGGTCGTGCTTTCAACCGTTGTGGTCGCACCACTAACAGTCAGATCACCAGAAATCGTGACGTTGCCACTGCCATCAACCGTGACACGCTGCGTTCCACCAGTGCTAATGCCGACCGTATCCGTACCAGCGAGAAATACTCCGTTTCCAGCGTCCGAAGCGAAACTGAGTGAGGGCGCAGCTGCCGTTCCATCAGGCAACGTGCGAAATAGGTTAGCCGCCGTAATCTTGTGAGTTGTATCCGCGCTTACGTCAACGACAGGCACCACATCAGTTGACGCCAGCGTGGTGACGGCATCGAGTTCTGTGATCTTCTTATTTGCCATGGCGCTTACGTTTTGATGACGTACATCATTGCAATGTTACGCGGTCTGGCCTCGCTGCCACCCTGGTTAGCAGTTGTAGTCGCAGCAGTAATCCCTGTTGTATTGGTATCCATCGTAAAAGTTCTTGCTGGATAACTACCAGCTCCACCAAAGCTGATTGATTCTCCACCACCACCAGGAAACAACTTTTCATTATCTACACTGGTAGTGTGCTTGTGACCGGGGTCTGTAATCGTAGTTGTAGCAGTGTGGTTGTGCTGTGCGTTTTGGTCTGACTGCGAAGTACCAAAATTACGCCCGGAGTCAGTGCCTTTGCTGTTGTCCCAGCCGCGAACAAACTCGCCGCGCAGGTCAGGGATATTAAAAGTGCTACTGCCATCACCCGCACCAAATGCCGTTCCAATCGTGCTGAACAAGCCTGAGTACGTTGTTCGACTAATCGCACTGCCATCGCACTCCAAATAACCACTCGGCACAGTGGTTGTTGCCATCATGTGAACCGATCCAGTCGGCACAGCCTGCGGCAAAGCGGTGAAACTCAGGTTGCCGCTGCCATCTGACTGCAGCACGTCATTAGCGTTGCCGTCAGTGCTAGGCAGTGTCAGCGTAATGTCGCTTGCTGCATTGTCTGGAGCGCGAAGAGCAACAAAGTTGCTGTTGCTGGTATCCCTAAACCTCAGCGCCTTGCGGTCACGGATCGTGATGCCGTTGCTGTCGAAGTGAGCACGGCGCGTTCCACCAGTAACGATGCTGAAATCGTTGGCAGCATTTTTGAAGAACCCGGTATCGGTGTCCCCGGTGAAACGAACCGACAAGCTGCTAGCCGTGCCTGCAGCTACTGCAACGTTGCCGGTAAAACTTGGACTTGCCTTCAGCGCGAGACCAAGATTGGTCTCAGACAACGTGCCAACGGTGATAAAGGCGGAGTCGGCGGCATTGCGGATCTTCAGCGCATCGTTGGTGGTATCAGCGAACCACATGAACGCTGTGGTTGTTGAGGGTTCAGACGATCCAGAGTTGTTGCTGAAAAGCGCGTCAAAGTTGTTGTTTAGGTCGGCACGGACACTGCTACCAGTGTCGTTTTGGATCTGCTGGTCAGCTTGTGCCATTAGCCCTTACCGTGTCCGACAGCGTTCCAACGCACCGTACGAGCTAGGCGAGTTGTGCCGTTACTAGCATAAACCGATACGTCAAATCCGGTAGCGGCAAGATTCTCGATTTTGTAGAACTCGCCGGAGTTGACAGCGTTAAAAATGATCCCGACCGATGGGTCTACATAAAAGCCGTTGCCCGTTCCAAACGAAACAGACACGTCAGCGCTAGTGCTAGTCGTAACCTCACCAGACAAGCTGCGATATGGCATCAACGCTTTGACGCGCAACTGGTCAACAGAGACTTGTGCGTCGTCATCGCCAGTCTCAAACTCAGCCTTTAGCTCAAACGCACGGCACTTGATCTCTGCATTGTTGAAATGCCGCCAGCTTGTGAAATTTGAATCCGTGTAACCACCGCCAGGAGGTGCGTCCTCCGTTGTGCGCACATACAGCTTGACATCGCAAGTAGTTGGCGACGTGCCATCAAAGTCTGCGATTGAGTCAAAGTCAGCAACGTTGTCAATCAGATTAGTGTTAGGGAAGTAAGAACGAACACGCAGGGTGCTTTCAAGCCGCAAACTGCCAACTTTGCTCAAGGTATATGGATTGCCGTTGAACTGGTATTCACCAGTGGTATGCAACACAGCCCCGTTAGCGGCCATCTCTAATTCCTGATCAGCGCTGTCTACGGACAAGTTGGTCTTTGTGCCAGGGAACGTCGGGTCTTCTGTTGCAGACAGCGCAGTTACCTCTTCCGCACTATCTAGCTCTGGCTTGACGTACTCAATCAGCGCGAAGTTCTGACTTTCGCGACCACCAGAGTCAACGAACTTCATTGAGTACGTTCCACCTTTCAAGTCCGCATAAGCTTCTGTTGCGGATCCTGCAATCTCCTCAGAAATGCTGGTGGAGTTGCTCCACGTCACATTGGAGGTGTTAGGCGAATGGCGCAGCCTGACGTGACCACCATTTCGCACGTCAAGATCAAGAGACTGCCGCCAAGTCAACTTGGCCTGCCCATTAACCGGGATCATGTCAAAGCTAATGTAGTTAGCGTCAGAACTGTCTGTGATTAGTTGTGGCGCAGCGGTCTTGCCTTCAATCGTAAATGTATTGCTTGTGATGACACTGCCGCGATTGAGATAGTTTCTTGCCTGTACCTGCACTTGCAGATTGCCAGCCCTGATGTCACGGATCGTGATTGACGGTGATGCCGTGACCAAAGTCTCAAAGTTGTCGTCATCAACGCGATACTGAACACGGAACTCGCTGATGTTGACACGATCATGCTCCCAGCTGATTGACGCGCCAACAAACACGCCTTGGCCTGTTTCGTAGAGAAACTCTTCGACAGCGAGTGAACCGACAGGGTTCGGCGTGGCCGACAGATTGGTAATGTCACGGTTGGTCAGCTCGTTGTCAGACTCGACTGCGTCATAGATCGTGGAGTTATAAGCAGTCGCGCTAACGCCATAAACACCTTCTTCAGTTTCAGCAACAGAAACAATTCTGAACTGCTGCGATTGAATATCTGATGTTTGCACCAGGAATACTGAGCCGGCAGTTGGTGTATGGCTGAATGCCGAAGTAACGTCAATCGTTGCCGTTCCATTGGCTTGTGGCTGAATGCCCCCCGCTGGGATGCTGCGTGTTTCAGCAATGCCACTAGGAAGCATGACTGACACTTTTGGATCGTTATCGCTGGTTGCCACGCTGACCGATAAGTTGGTGCTGCTGTCAACGGTCAGTTGAGTTGCTGTTGAAGAACGAACTCGACCACTGCGACGAACACCAGATCTAACTGGATCAGCAATGTCTACAACTTGACCAGGGCGAAGAATGATACCGCTATCAATACCAACAGCAAACTGGCAAGTTTCTGTCAAGTTTTGCTCTGACAAAAGCGTCCACTTACCGATCCTGTGAGCTTGTCCTTGGCTGTAGCAACCAACAGCCTTGATGTCTTTATTAAGAATGCCGTATTTAGCTACAGCATCATGGTCTTCAACGTATTCAAACTCTGTGTCTCCTTGAGTGTCGTAGTTCTGGTATGCAACTGTTGCAACCGTGTGACGAGCTTTCTGCGAGGTTCCAGAGTATGTGAACGTCCCGTCGATCACATTCGACGGACCAAGCGTGTAGCTAGAATCTGTTGGCCTGTCTTGATTAAGAACTAAAGAGCCTGCACCGTAATAAGCAATGCCCCTGAAAATGGCTGTCATCTCCTGGATAACTGTATAAACCTCAGCACGGCTATTAAGCAGCATGTTGAGGCTGAATCGAGGCTCTTGCCCCCCTTTGCCGTC